GCATTTGTCGCACTAGTAAAGTTCTGTGTAGCTAATGCTCCTGTACCGATAGCTACAGATCTATTTCCTTTCGTATCTGAGCCTAAAGCCGTATAACCAACAGCTATGTTTGCATCACCAACACTAAGGGCATCTAATGCTAAAGAACCAACTGCTACGTTTAATGTACCTGTGGTGTTTTTCGCTAACGCATCCATGCCTAATGCGGTATTACTAGCACCAGTAGTATTGAATTGCATTGCTGTTCTACCAAGTGCGGTGTTGCTTGCGCCAGTAGTGTTTGCGGTTAAAGCACCTTTACCCACTGCTGTGTTGTCAGAGGCGGTGGTATTAGCGTCTAAGGCTAAATGTCCAACAGCTACATTGCTTGCGCCTGTGGTGTTATTGTCCATTGCCGCATAACCCATTGCGGTATTTGCCCCTCCAGTAGTAGTAGTATCTAAAGCATAGGCTCCTACCGCAGTATTTTGAGTTCCTGTAGTGTTTGCACTTAAAGCACTTTGACCCACTGCTGTGTTATTAGCCGCTGTGGTATTTGCGTCTAAAGCTAAAGAACCTAAAGCAGTATTACCTGCACCTGTAGTGTTTGCTAATAAAGCTTTAAAACCAACGGCTGTGTTGTTAGCCGCTGTAGTGTTTACTCTTAAAGCTTCAGCACCAACCGCAACATTGCTGGCTCCTGTAGTATTAGTAGTCAGTGCGGCAGAACCAACTGCTGTGTTGTTATCCGCTGTGGTGTTAGAACCTAAAGCATCATCACCAACAGCTACGTTAAAGTCACCAGTGGTATTAGCATCTAAGGATGCCTTACCTAAAGAACTGTTACCTGTACCTGTGGTGTTTGCGCCTAAAGAGGCATAGCCCACGGCAGTGTTGTTACTTGCGGTGGTGTTTGCGTCTAAGGCTAGTGCGCCTACCGCTACGTTAGAGGCTCCGGTGGTGTTGACTTTTAATGCTTCAATTCCAAGCGCCGTATTAAAACTTGCTGTAGTGTTAGCACCTAAAGAACTTGTACCAACAGCAGTATTATGTTCACCAGTGGTGTTAGCGTCTAAGGATGCAAAACCAACCGCAACATTATTATCACCCGTAGTAATCGCAGTACCTGCTTCATCGCCCACGACAGTATTATAATTACCACCGCTTGTAATGCTGTTACCTGCGTTGACACCGAATCGGACGTTAGATGTTCCTGCGGTTGGGGTGGATAGAGAGCCGTCTGCGTCTATAACAAACTTACTAGCAAAACTTGCCCCTGATGTTTGGAACACCATCGCCCCCGCATCAACGCCGATAAAACCAGAAGTTCCATCATCATCTTTAATCTGAATATAAGCGGGGCCATCTGTTGCTTCAAATACAGCAACATTTCCTGTGCCATTGACTTGTAATTCAGCGTTGGCTGTTACTAGGCCTGCCGCTGTAATTTTTCCTGCAAATGCCGCTGTTGAATTAGAAACTGTTGCATTAGGCGTAATCGTAATGTGGTCTACAACAGAACCTGATATTTGATTTCCTATTGTAAGCGTATTGCCTGTATTGCTTGTTACCCTCCAAATGTCTGCATTATCATCAGACTCATCAGCCGATAAAATCAAACTGGCTGATTCACCTTCAACCCCTGATATAGCTAGAGTGTCTGAGTTAATGTTTACGTTTCCAGTGCCATTGGGAGTAATAGTTAAATTACCATTACTATTGGTTGTGGATATGTCATTACCATCTATTGTAATGTTATCTACTACTACACCTGCGTTGGCTGTGACTACTCCTGCAACAGCAAGCGTTGTAGCCATATTCACAGCACCGTCAATGTCAACGACATCTAAGTTTGTGGTTCCGTCTACGTCTATGTTGCCGCTAATATCTAAGGATGTTGCAGTAACATCTACAAACGTGGGGCTGTCACCTGTTGCAACACCTTGGTTCAAAGCTTTTACTGATGCAATAGCAGTAAGCTCGCTGTCCATCAGTGCGCCTGCTGCTGTGACGTTAGCTGTGTCGGTTACGTCTGCGGAGGCTTCAATGCCATCAAGCTTTGTACCGTCAGTGGCTACATCACGCCCATCTACTGTACCACCGACCACAATATTACTAGCGACAGTAAGCGTAGAAGACATGTCCACAGCGCCATTAATATCAAGCGTACTTGCCGCAATCTGAATCTCTGTGTCTGCAACAATATCTAGCTGCCCATCAGCACTAGAGTTTATATACATTGCTGAGTCACGAAACTGGACTTTATCGTCAGTCGATACAGAAATATCTGTACCCGAAGTTGTATTGCTAAGTGCTAAGACTTCACCCAACGTATCTACAGTATTCTGCTGTGAGTCCACATAGGCTTTAATAGATTGTTGTGTTGCTAGTTTTGTGGGGCTGTCACTAGCCATGTTATCTTCATCAACAATATCCGTTATCGTTACTGAGCCTGTGCCTGATATAGCGTCAAATTCTATGATCCCGCCTACATCTACATTCCCACTGATCGCTAGTGCTCCGCCTGCTAACGCTCCTGTCGTGCTTAAATTTTCATTACCGAAGTTGATCGCGCCAGAGCTGTCCGTGATTGAGCCAGCACCAACTGTTAGCGTGCCAGCCAATACGGTATTATCCTTTAACAAAACACTGTCAATCGTTACGCCAGAGGCCGACGACTGCTCAGAGATTGTATTGATGTTTAACGCGCCGCCCGTAATTGTCTTGTTCGTGAGTGTTTGACCTCCCGCCGTGCTTACCGCCTCCCGCCAAGTACCAAGCACTCCGCCATCGTCTGTGTTGAAAAAAAGCTTGTTAGATTCTGTTAACACCACCTGACCGTATCGTAATTGTCCTGACGCAGCGGTATTTCGCACCGCTGAAATAATGACCGATCTATCCGATGATGGCGCGTTTGAGGATGATGCTTGCAGTGAATGATAGCCCGATTTTTTGGCTGCTGTTACTGTGGTGTCTGATAGATCAGTGATCGAGGTTAAGCCTATATTGCCATCCTCGACAGCATTCAAATCAACCTGGATTTCACTACCTGTTTGCGAAAGTGTAGTTGTCATTTATTTATTCATCCAAAAATTCAACGTCAGCCGACACACTTAAAATATCAAGTTTTGTCGTTGCGTAAGTTACGATTCTGATAATTCCTTCATTGAACATGCCAAAGGAAGTAAGTTTTTTTCTGCCATTTCCCGATAAGGTAAATGTGCGCGGATTTTTAAATTCAATCAGGTCTTTAGAGAAATAGACATGCACCGTTACTTCACTTGGCGCGTCATACGCAATGTATAAGCTGTTGAGTGTCATCGATCGACCAGGAGCACCAAATGTTTCGGCGTTAATCAGGCCCGTGTCTTTTGTACGCTCAACGACAGCTTCATCATTTACAAAGCCATCAAGCTCGTACATCGTCGCGTTCTTAGTGCCAGCCAGCAGAGTCGTTCCGAACGCTCTAATCGCAGAGGATGTAGTAAGACTTTTTTCAAACCATTGTCGTGAAGGCTCGTGAAATGTCCAAACCTTGTCAACTTTTGGAAAGATGAAATCAATGAAATTCTCAAGCTCGTGCGAGTAACAAGCAACACGCACTGTGTCCATTGCTGATTCGGGATATTCATCCCAAGTAGCCGCCATCGAGCCTGATAGAATCAGCGGAGAGTATTGAGAGCCTTCGACCACTGCCGGCCTTCTGTGATGGTCAACAAAATATAAACTGTCGTCAATTGAGTCCACTGCATACCGACTCATTAGCCCATGCTCTAGCACTGCCTGGCGATCTAATGGAGGCACACCAACACCGGATGTATACCAGACCTCTGTTGATGTCTCACCTAGCATGTAAATCAACTGATTAAGCGGATAAACAGCTAATATATTGTCTGGAAAGGCTTCGGCTTCCGCAAAATATAAAGGATCAATCGACGTTCCATCGTTCAAATCAGAGGCGACAAATTCACCGTCTGGCTGATCATAAATAAAGCGTGAGTCTAAATAGGCTACGGTATATGCATCATCTAAATCACTATCAGTAATTGCCTGAAGACCATTAGCAAGTGTATAAACATATTTGTAAGCACCCGCAGCAATGATGAGCTGAGTGCCATTGGTCGCCATAGTGACAGGAACTGTCCCCTCTATTACGCCAATATATGAGCCGCTACCCGCTGACTCAACTTTGAACAACGATGGCCCAGATACCACGTAGAGAGCATCTCTCATTAACGCTTGACCGCGATCATTGCCACCCGCTATATACGCCGTAAAAAGCGTTCCATCAGCCGCATTCAAGCCGCCATCAGCCGCATCCAGCGCCTCAATCTGCGCGTTAAATCGCGAGAACACCTTTAAACCAGGGAATGGTCTATATCCGTTTCCTGTGTGAGGGAACAAGTTGAGGGTCGTCTGTGATTCAGACGGCAGACGGGTTGACTGATAGTTAGTGTCAAGCGGTAAAGGTGTAATCATCAGTCGCTGTTCACGTTATAACGCGATGAGCTGGTTAAAAAAGGCTCATGCGTGATTGAAATTTCGATTGCGTTGTTTGCTTCTAATTGGTCTTTTGTTTCTGACGCAACCATCACAACTTCTGGTGTTACTGAACGCCCGAAAGCAGAGGCAGCATCAATCGCAAGGCCATAAGCTAACCCGCGAATCGTACCGTCACTGACATCGAGCGTTGCAGTAGCCGCTGAAGGAGCGGGAATAGATAACGTTCCACTCTCCGCCCATTCAGCAATTAGATTCTGAAGAATGGCGAAAACCTCACCATTCATCGAAGAATCATCAGTCACAAAACTGACACCCGCAGACCTCACCCGTAAGAGTGAAGTTGCGCGGTCAATAACGTCTTGAGCCGTTGCCATATTAGGAATTGATTCCGATACGAGCAGCAAGCTGTGGACGAATGGCTTTAAAGCCGTACATCACATCAATACGACATGGGAACTTGTCGTCAGAGATGGTGTAGTCACGAATGATCCGCATTGATAGACCATCCATAACCTCACGAGCGCAGAAATGCACACCGTCAGGCTTGATAAGGTCTACTGAACCGAATGCAAACGCGCCTTTCTGAAATGCCAACGTTTCTTGCCACGTAGCATTCGCGCCGCCGCCGACTTTGTTAACCGCTGCGTTATCAGCCGGTACAGCACTGACGTTTTGTCGTCCACCAGCCGCTGAGATAGCCGGTGAGATAGCTAAACTTGTGGCTGAAGTACCTGAATTAGCCGTAATGACAAACTGCTGTAAAACGCCTGTAGAGACCTTAGTTTCTGGGTGAACACGAAACACGCCAGCGATGCTAATGATATCGCCTTTTAGGAAGGTAGTAGAGCCACCATCAACCGTTATTGCTGACCCAGACTGAGACGCGCCGTTGATGTTGTACGAAGTATCACCTTCAACTGCTGTACCTGTGGTGTGACCAGGAACAAGCGTGTTTTCAAAGTGATCAAAGCCAGCGATACGGCCTAGCGCACCTTCGCGGTATTGCTTAGCAATTGCAGACTGATCGTTAAAGTTGCCCTTAGTATCAGAGACAAAATCAACAACACCTTGAGTGTTATGCAGCATTGATCGCATACCCGTTGGAGCTAAACTATCCGCCAGAAGTTTACGACCATAGTTAGCATTTGAAAGGCTCATACCCGCACCGACACCATCGTGAAAGTTATAAACGTCTTTGACCATCGTCAAAGCGTCTGATTCCATTGTGGCAGCCAGTACAGACATTGCTGGTTCAATATAACGATCTTTGAACTCGTCAATATGAAGCGTTAGCTCTTCTGAGCTAAAATTGATATCGACTCCTTTTTGCGTGTCTACCGTCATTGTCACGGCTTGTTCTGTAACGTCTTGCGCCGACAGTGCAGCGCCTGAACGAACGGTAAATTCGTTTGGCTGGCGAATCTTCAGATCGTTACCAATCTTGCCGCCTTCTTTCGCATAACGATCATCATATTCAGTGGTGATGTTGCCGATGAAGTTCAGCTTCTGGTGCAGTATTGCAAGTGCTTCTTTTGTAATAACCGAAGGGGTTAGTATTGTATTACTCATTGTTTTGGATTCCTGTTAACTATTTTTTATAGCCCCTGTGCCGCGCATATTCGTCCGGTGACATATCGCTAGGGTCTTTATTGACCGATGCGGTATTGCCTACGGGCCTAATGGGGGTGGGCGCATTTGAGTTTGTTTTTGCAAGAACGGGAGAACCTAGCTTTTCCGAAATACGGCCTATTTGCATTGCTGCTGTGAACTCGTCTGACATTCGGAGTTCTTGGGCTAAATCAGGGTTTTGAGCTAGGTGATACAGTACCGCTGGGGCGTTGTCTGTCTGAAGTGCTGCTTTTTGCAACACCGGAGCAGACTTAAACGCCGCGACGAAATTCGGAGACTGAACCTTTTCAAAATAGTCAGCATGCTCAATTGCAAATTCATTAGATTTCTCTGAGAACTGCTCAACCGCTAACCGATTCGATTCCTGACGTACTGCTTCTGTCTGAAACCGTTGTTGCTCGGCTAACGCTTGGTGAATAGTGCGTTGCGTACTCTTCTGATTGTATTCATCCACAGCAGCATTAAAGCGTTGTTCGTCATAATCGAACTGCTCTAAATTAGGCCGTGATATTGGTGCCTCGTTAGTGTTCTGTGTCCTGAATTGCTGAAGCATACGTTCTTGTGCATCCAGCTTTTCAGTCATCTCACGTTTTTGCGATGTGAGTTGTTTAATACGTTTCTGGACAGAGTTGCGTTTGACCTCTTTATCCTCGGTAGTATCTTCACCGTCCGATTCCGCTTGCGGTTCATCGGATACCTCTGCCTGTTCAGCATTGGCTTCTTGTGTGATCTCTTCAACGGCTGATCCACCTTCCGTAGATACAGGAGTATCCTCAACCACTACTTCGGTTGCTTCTTCATCTGACATGAGTATCGTTCTCCACGATTGTTCCTCGTTAGAGCCAACGAGTAGGCATAAAAAAACCGCAATTAAGCGGCTTAGGGTTTTACTTGAATGCGTTTATTAAACGAGTTAAAGAGGCTGCATGCTTTGTAGTGCTGCTGCTAACTGCTGAACCTGCTGTTTTAATTGCGCTTGTTCACCGGCTATTACGCTCATCTCAGCCTGTTCCATCATCGCCTTAGCAGAATTTAAATCTGCTTTAGAGTTAGTTTCTTTGATATCGGCTTCTTTCGCTGCCATTTCTAACTGCATGTGAGCTTGTTGCATCTGCACTTGCTGCTGATTTGGCTGCGGCATCTCGGCTTGCTCTTCCTCTGTCGGTTTTGCAATACCCTGCTTGATTAACATTGCTCTAACACGCTTGATGAACTCATCAGCACCAACCAAATCGAGCGACTTAGCCCACATGTCAGCGCCAAGCATGCCTAATTGTGGGTTCTGAGCCATGACCGCGCTTAACTGAGATGCTGTCTCGATGCGCTTAGTTGCGTATGAGGCACCCGTATCAACCACAACGTCATACTTTCCGCGACTTAGATCGTTTTGAGTAACGATTTCACCTGTGATTAGGTCACGTTTAGCTTTATTGATTTGCATGACTTTTTCGCTATCGTCATCGCCTAAAATACGAATCTGTCGCTGCGTATCATAGATTTTTGGAATAAGATCTATCATGATGCGACCAGCGTATTCCAGGGCGCTAACAAGCTCATCAATGTATTCATAAGACCCAACATCGCCTTCAGCTTTTCGAGCTTGTATGGCAACACCGGACGTTTCATTGGATCGTGCGCCTAGCGAAGCATCATATTTACCTGTCGCTGACTTAATGTCGTCGGAGGATATCTGTAGACCCGTTAGCAAGCCCTGTGGTGCCATCTGCGGCGATTCTCTTGTGGGCCTCATGCCTTGATCTAAGTTGTAGACAAGAGCTGGTCGATTAGAGGTATTCATCTCTGACCATTGCTTCTCATGGCCCTTGAGCATTGCACCTGTGACTAAGTAAGGTTGCTTCGGCTGGAGCGCCACTGTCTCTATGTAGTTAGAGCGTTCCATGTTGTATGTTCGCTGGGCATCTTTCGCTTTTCTGACTGCGCCACGATATTTGAACTCACCGTTGATATTAATGACCTTGCCAAAGACCGGAATAATCGGCAGATACTTACCCGTCCATTCACTCTCTTCCAAGACTTCTGAACCAGTAATTTTGAATATCTCAATCTTGAATCCGTCAACTTCTCTTGCTCTAAATTCAGGAACTTGACCCATTGGATCGAGTTCCGGCGGTTCGTCAACAACAGAACCATCAGCCAATTGATAGATGGTGCGCTTCTTTGGCACTTTGCGAAAATACTCTGCTACTCGGATGTTATCTTTGCCGAACCATTGGCTGCTATCACCCACACCTGAAAATTTGTCTGATTGCGTGACGGAGGCTTTTGGGTAAGCACGTTCAAACTCGGCCTTTGGCATATCGTCAACAATAAAGAAGAACATTCCGTCCTCTTTCGTCACTAACTTTGCATCTGCGTCCCAGTATACAGAACATGGGTTTTCAACCGCCTTCAACATGATGTCTTGATCGAAACACTCATCATCAGCGTAGTCGTTAAGGATTCGCATGACCCCGAAACCACCTGTTACAGCGTGTTTATAGGCTGTCTTCTGCGCTCTGTCGGCTTCTTGCTTATTTAGAATTGAGCGTATCAAGCCCGTGTATATCTCCGCCGTGTCGGCATCATCGTCTTCAAAGCCACGTATTTTGATGGATGGCGAGTTGATAAGCTGATCACCAATCATGGAATCAATCGCTTGTGACACCTTGTCAAAAGTCATACATGGGCGACCCTTACGCTTATCCTTCGATTCCTGAGTCCATTGCGAATCTTCATCGTGAACAAAACGCATGTCTTCTAGCCACATTTCACGGTTGTGATGCTCGGCTGATTCAGAACGATCAAATCGCTCAAGGGCTTCAGTAATAATCGTATCTCGCTGCTTAGGCTTTCTTACCATTCTGTTTTGAATTCTATTGGTTTATGTTTATCGTCTGCTGTGAAGCCTTGCGCGAACTGTCTGAACGCATCAGCACCGTTGGATGCCCAGTTATGAAGTGGTACTTGTCGGAATGTGTCAAACTTTTCGTCGAACACATACTGATAGTTAGCTAATGCTGATAAGCCTTGTTCACACCGATCCTCATCAAACCAACAGCTTGCAAAGGATTGTCGGGTTGCCTCGATGCCTTCGTTCAAATTGGCTATTCTTGGCACTACTTCGATCGGTGAAACGCCCATATCCTCTAACATGACCTTTCTGGATCGATTACTTGCACCTAGAACAATGACTTCAACGTCATGTGGCAAGTAATGCTCTCCATAGAGATAACCCTTGTCCTTGAGGATTTTGGCGTAATGATCAAGATCGACTAACCGATGTTCATAGTAATCAATGAACCGATTCTGCAAGCCTATGCGTTGCATAAACCATATTGCTGTGGAGTCGTTTCTTCCCAAATCCCAAAACGTATAAACAGGCACAGACTCAATCGGCACTTTCGTAATTCGCCCCTCGTCTTTAGCTGACTTCAACTGATTGGCATAAATAGCACCGTCAGCAAAATTCTTTAGTTCGCCTTCCCATACGTGTTGATACTCATCGTAATCGCTTGTTTTCAAGTGTTCCATCTCAGAGATCAGCACATCCGTTAGCCAAGGGTTATCACGCCATGAGACCTTCTTGACAACTGCGCCTTCAGGTGGATTCAAGACAAAGCGTCGATAGGCTGGATCAGTCTTCAACTTAGGGTTAAAACTTACCCATATCTCTGAGCCTTTCTTTCGGATCGTTGGGATCAGTGTTGACCAACTCGACTCGCTGACCGTGTTAGCCTCTTCGATCCAGCAGATGTCAACGCCTTCAACAGACTTCAAGGACTCAGGATTTGACCATAGGCCAGCAAAAATTATTGATGATCCGTTGCCGCCTCTTATCTCGTTCTGCAATACCTCATAATGACCAGACAGACTTAATGCGTTAATCCTATCCTTCAACAAAGAGTGAACAGAGTCCTTGATTGATCTCTGCATCTCTCTAGCGCAGAGAATCCGCAGCGGTCGTTGTGCAGCCTGTATGAGCAAAGCATCTGCAAAGGCCCAGGATTTAGCGCCGCCTCGACCACCCCAATAAACTTTGTAACGATGCGGCTCAAACAGGGGCCGAAAGACTTCAGGTATCTGTGTTGTTACCAATGAACTCAATGGCGATTCCTGTTAACAATGGCGACTCTGGATCGCCCGTGACTTCGATTGATTTATCATCACCTAGATACTTACTAATTAGCTTAAACTTGGCATTTAATACCACCTTGTAGCGTTCTAGCATCTCTTCCTCTAAAACAGCGTTTGGATCGCCAAGCAGATGTAATATATCAACGACATGCTGAACGTGACCCTGCGCTTGCAACTGCTGTCTGAGCGCGTCTTTTCTAACTTTGCGGTTTAGTTGTGCGCGTGTCGCTGCCATTGCCCTTGCTCTTTGATGTCTTATTGCTTTTATAAGTGGATTTGTTGACCTTCCTTGGTCGAGTGCCTTTGCTCATTTATCGTCTACTAATATGCTTAGTAGCTGTATTTCTTTGTCACCATCAGCAAAGGTCGCGCTGACTTTTATTGTTCCCCTACAGGAACTCGTGCCGGTGACTGTACCGTCAGCAACGCCGCTGGTGACTGTCTCGTCAGCTATTGTAAGTGATGAGTCACCTGTCCAGGCCACACTTGAAACAGATGTCCCTCTTGAGCTGGCACACTTGCTAAAATCAACCCGATACACGATGTCGCTACCAGCATTCTGAGAGAATGACCTGTGTTCAGTGTCATTACGCCAAGGGTTGACAAAGATTCGTTTCATCTCCAGAAACGCCCTGCAACGTGCGCCGTACCAGACACAGAAATCAGATTTATTGCAGACACAGTCTCAACCATTAAGCCAACTTCTGTGTCAGCCGGCAGAAAACTACTTGAGCCGGAATCATCTGTTGGGACTGCGGCTGTGCCAGCGCAGCTATACCAAACGTCAGCGTCAGATATCAACAGACATACTTTAGCACCAGACGGCACAGCCATATTCTCTGCACTAGTAACCGTGTTATTTTTGATCGTCGCGTCGAGTTCGTTGAACGCATTAATTGGGTTGCTGCCTGCAAGAAAAGGTTGCATAACCTGCATGTCGTTGTCCTTTGCTGTGTAAAATAAGTCCTGCCCACGCCGACTCTTTTTTGTAGTTCGACTCTGTTGGTCGCTTCTTATTATGTTGGTCGGGGGGCCAGGAGTAGGTTGGGGGGCTTTTACACCCCCCTGGCAGAGACTTTAGAAGGGAGGTCTTTTCTCTGCCGTAAACGTAAAAACCTGCAATAAAGCAGGTCTTTGTTAGTTTTACTTTCCTTTAGGCGTAGTGCTTGAAGGATTCAGTTACTGTATATCTATACAGTATATTTGTCAAGCTTTATTTGTCAATTAATTGCATATTATTTGCTCGACGTTTTGACTTGATGATTTCTTGCCCCCGAAATATTGCATCTGCGTGTTCACGTTGTAGCTGGCGCAATACATTGTCCCAACCTTCCTTGTACTCCACCTCGAAATGAGAAAATATTAGGGGATGCTCTTCCTTGAGCCGGGACATCTCGCCATCAATTGCAAAACGTGCTCCAAGCTCAGGCACTTTTGTCCCCCTAGTCGGCGGGGTTTCTCTTGCATGGATCGTACTAGCTTTAGTTGATTTGCCACCGACAGCGACCGCTAAATCTCCGTCTAACGGATGTGATCTCGTTCTATCCGCTATATTATATAACTGACGTTGGCCCCACATTTCTAATTCTGGTTTCAAATCCAATCACTTTCCCCTTGAATAAACCTCGGCTGTTTTCTCAACACTTCTACCTAATACATAACCACCGATGCCTAGCTTTAACAGGTCAAAAAGATGGTCAACAGTCTGCGGGTTGTCAATCAAATAATCAGGTGCGAACCCGAACCAATACATACCCAGCAGGACACTGAACCAGACCATCGTTAGCGGTCGCCAGCTACGTTGTAGCCAATTACCCTGCGCCTCTGTCGTAATGATCGACACTTGGGCCTCTAGCTCTTTCAGCTCACCATTCATCGCAGCCAGTGTCATCTCTGATTTTAGCTTTTGCGCCAAGTCCTTATCCTGGACAAACTTATCAAGCACTTTACCGCCTAGATTCAACACCGCAGACAAACTCACCTGATAACGTCCTCCGTAATGACAAGCCGCTCCGTGGTTAGCCCCTGCGTCTGTTTGTGAAATTCACCCATTGCGACTCGGCTTTGTGAAACACCCGTGAGAGTTGGATATAGAGCCATTCCAAGACCAATGCAGCCCACCACGTTGCGCTCAGTATTAGCAACATGAAACAGAATGTAGCTCCGATCATCAACACCTGACACCATCCAGCAGTCCGGCCCAAACCTGGGCGAATCGTGCCTGACCAGATCGTACTCGCCTGTCGGAATGCAACTCTTAAAAGGGATATTGTCTTGCCAAGGCCGCTCAATCGTGTAATACGTTGCCCCCTCATATTGAAGTCTTCCTATCGTCCTGTCCTTGCACGAGTAAAAGCGCGTTAGCTCGATCATTGCCCTGACAGCTCTCCAATCGCCTTTATCTCATCAGACGTAAGTAAACCAAGCGCCACCAGCATCAATGCAAATCCAGCCAAACCCAGCACATATACAAAGTTGTTAGATGTCACTACCTCAACCAACGGATTTGCCTGTTTTGATTGAGGTTTAATCTTCAAGCTGTTCAACACTTTGCGATCCTCTCCGATCATTTTATACTGACTTGCGTTGTCATCTTCGGCTTCGGCAATCCTCACATCATGTTTAGCTAACAGTATTTGATTCGCAGAACCTAAAGCTTTTAAGTCCCTAAACCCCTCTTGAATATGAGCGATATTTGTGTTCGTCTCAGTCAGCTTGAGATTTATCGATTCTTGCCCTTGCTTGCACTCTTTGTTGCCTCTTTCGATCAGCTCAAATAGCCTGTCGTAGTCAGATTCTGACCGTCTTTCGTTACCTCCCCAGGAAGAATTCTTTGCCATAGCTTCATATCTGGTTAGTGAATTTTGCGCGTACTACGCATCGTCTCAGACTAACAGACTACTGTATTAATGTACAGTACTATTTCCACTTAATTGACAGCCAATGAGAGCCTAAACTTTTTTTGTCGTTACTGTTTTGCGGGTTCATGTATTCAAAAAATTGAATGCCTGTCGCGGCTCGAGCTTCCTTGATTCTTGCAGCTTCAGCCCTGTCGATGATTGGCAATTCGTTAGGATCTCTCACTAATAACCAACCTCTCTTCGTGTTGTGTTCTTGGCCTTGCCGCCTGACGCTTTTTGGCCCCGTTCTGCATACGCTCGGTTATTACGAAGCGATGGGTGCTCATAGCCCTCACCAGCACCCATCGCTATCACCTGGACTGTACCACCGGCTTCAAAGTACTTTTTTATCTGACGATCTAATTCTTGTTGTGTTAGCAATGGTACATCCTGAATCGTTCGATCTTTCCTGAAACTGTTTGAAATCACTCTTTACATTCCTCACATTGATTATCTATGTAGCCATTAAAGTCATCTAATAAATCTTTATGTTTTGGGTGGTGATTTGGGTACTTGCTCAGCGCTGAAAACTTTTGCATTAAATTCATTGCTGTTACGTCTCTTGCGTTAAAGTCATAAACAACCCCCTGGTTTGCCAGGTGGGCGCTCCATAGTTGCGCCGTCTGGTCTGAATTACCCACCCAGCACCTCCTTAATAATCAAGCCAATGTCATTGATATCGTTGGTCAAAAAAATCGAGTTTTCGTGTCTAATTTCAAAACTACCGTCTGGCCGGGTCGTCACAATCACAACAAATCGATCTTCCATTAAATCAGCCATAATCTCGCTTCAATGAGTGGACAGAAAGTTCATGAAGGTCGTACATACCCGCCCTAACGTTTTCCTTGAAGATCATCCCTCGCCAGTGATTGTTCCCCATCGGCTTTCGGTACTCTTCGTCGTGGAGGTAGAACGAACCAGCGATCAACCCTCTGATATATTTCCCATTCGCCTTAGTTTGTACAGCGGTATCTAAGGTCTGAACATGCCCCATCGAGCAACTGTGATGCTCTCGCTGGAGTAACGCTCTAGCTGACGGATGCGCGTTCTTATTATTATGTGGGGGGTGGAAATAATGAGAGTAATAAACGCCATCAATACAGATAGGCTTCAGAAAGGGTATGCGCTTAATACCGAATTTCTCTACATTGCAGTCTCTAATAGACATACTCCCTTCATGTACAGGGAATTGTTCAACGTAGCGGCAAATCCTCTTTTCGTGATTGCCTTCAGTGAAGTAGACATTCGACTTAACGCCCTTCATCAGAATGGATAACGCATCCATACCGCACTCTATATCCTCGCGGTATCGCATTCCCTCGGCTTCTTGCTTACTTGTCCAATAGGAAAGACTAGGCATATCCCACCAGTCACCAATCAGAATAATCTTGTCCGGCTTTTTATCCTTGATAAAGCTGTTGGCCCAATGCAGATGGTCAAGTTTCACATTTGGTCGTATTTGCGTGTCTGGAATCATCAAGTGGCTAGTCATCTAATCTTCCTTTAAAAGCGGTAGGTCATTAGTGAATCATTCATCAATTATTACCTCAAAATTTGTGGGATTTTCTAGTTCTAACATATCCATTTGCAGTTTCCCTAAAGCACCAAACATTGTGAAACCGTTATAAAAAAGTCCCGCCGCCTCTGCAACGGTTTCAGAATCAGCCATCACTAGCACTGACAATAATCCAACCACTTCGCCCCGACGAACTTTCTCAGCGATACCTTCAACGTGAATAAGTAAGTCTCGGCCCTCTGGGTTAAGTGGTGTTATTTCTGTCATGCTGCGCCCTTTAGCTGCTCTCGATAGTAGGAAATCTGCTCAAGTAGCCAGACGCGATCCCATTTCCATTTCTGACGTGATTCTTCTTCCATCATTTCAACCGCGTCATCGCCAATCT